CCTTCTACTCCTTCTTCATATCCTAAAAAGGCTTTAGGTATTTTTAATGCTGCAAACATTCTATGTTTTAAGTATTCGACATCATCAATTCCACCAAATTCCATTCCTTGCATTGTATCGATTTCTGTTCCAGAATTACCACCTCTTACAGGAAGATATACATCCTCCATCATATTAGACATATTAAATCTTAAATTATACTGTCCTGTTTTTGGGTCTAAATAAGGAGTCTTTTTCATCTGGTTTATAACTCTTTGCATATATGTATCTACTTCTGCTGGAGGTATATTTCCAATATCTATTTTATATATTCTTTTTTCTGGCGCTCTCATTATTCTGTGAATAAGCATAGCGTCTTCCATAAGTGTTAATTGTTTATATGTTTTTCTTGCTGGTTCTATCATAGATTTACCATACGGTAAAAAGTTCATATCATTAAGCAGTCTAAAATGTGCAACTTCATAGTTGTCATAATTACTTATAATACCTCCTGGTGCACCTGATGGAGTTTGGCCTCCCATAGAAGGGTCGTGTACAAACTGTACCAATTCTGGTGTTGAAGGGTCAATACCTTCATTTCTAAATACTTCATATGACGAAATTGGTGTTGCACCTGTAACACCTACTTTCTCAGTTATATCTAACTTTAAGTAAAAATCTCCATATTTACACATATTTCGAATCCACGGCCAGCAGTTAAATTCTATATTTAATACATCATAAAATAAATTATGTAATACCTTTTGAACCTTGTCGTTTTCAGTGTTTATTGTAAGCACATTACCATATTCATTCTTTAATGTTGATTCATCTGCATATATATCTAATGCTGATGAGACTATAGAATCTTCGTCCATTATTTCATAATCTGTATACAGTTGAAGTCGCAGTGTATGGAAATTTGCTTGTTGATTATAGCCGTATGTATTATTATGACTATATATCCTATTATATTTATCTATAAGCCTATTGGTTGCAAGCTTTGTATTCGATTGTACCTTGTTAAGGTCTGCAACCTTCAAACCTCTATCGGTTCTTCTAACTATCGTTCCTGTCGAGAATAGTGTTTTTAATCTTCCAAAAAATGATTTATCTGCCATCTATTTTAACTCCTATAATAGCCAGGTTAGGTCTTCGTCTGAATTACCTATTCGTTGTTTCCAAGGGTTGTCGCCTTGTCTGTTATTACTTTTATAAGCACCTTTTGTATTTGTTATATTATCAAGTGCGCTTTTGTTCATTGCTAACCCTTCACTATGTAATCGCAAGGCATTATCTCTAACATACATTGCGATAGAAAAAGACATTGTCAAGTCATCGTTATATCCTCGTTGAGCTTCTGCTTTATGACCATTCCATATAAAAACAAATAGCTCATCAATGAGTCTTTGTGACTTGATTGTGCACGCCTTTTCCCTAAAATAAATATCAAGTTTCGATATCAAAAGGGGTCGAGTTCTAGCAGAGGTTGTGAATCCTGGCGTCATATTTTCTTTGTTTTTTAAGTCATAACCTTTGCTTAATTGTGTTGCTGCATCATGAACTCCTTCATGTTTGTATGTATAATAAAGATTTCTATAACCTCTATCAATAGCAGGTTGGATTGCAGCCCATCCTATATTTGCGTTTTCTACAACTAATAAAGCTTCGTTGTATTCTGTAGCTACATTTACTAGCATATTACCAAATTCTTTTGTACCAACCTGACCTTTGAATTCGGCAACTTGAACCATTGATTCTATTTCAATTATATGAAATGCAGAATAGTCACTTGAGTCTCCTCTTGCAACGTCAGCTACTACCATATATGATTTTGTATAATCTGGATATTCCCATATCCAAAACTCATTATCTTTGCCTCGTTTCTCTATAGGTTCACATACTTGGTTTTGTTCGTACCATTGTAATAAATCACCAGCAATTACAGTATTACCAGAAGATATAAAATCGCAATCACATTCTTGCGCTGCCATTTTTTCACCTAATAATTCTGTTTGTAAATCTCTCCACTCTTGGTCTCTTTCTGGATGCAGTGTCCAATGTAGTTTTATATCATTGAATTCACCATCACCTCTTTCTGCTTCCTGCCAAACTTTATGAAATAAATTACCTGTACCATTAGGTGTCGATAACAATACAGCTTTACCACCTGTTGCTAATGTTTGTTGAGCTGAAGTCCATATTTCGTCAATTTTATCAATAAATGCAGCCTCGTCAATTACTAAAAGTGATAAAGCTTCAGACCTTGCAGCATCTGGTGATGATGATACTGCTTTTACTTGCGAACCGTTTTTAAGTCTTAATGATAACCTGTTGTCTTCTTCAGAACCTACTCTTAACCAAGATGGTAGCATTTCGTGCATAACTCTAATTTTTGTAATAAGATTTTTTGCAGTATCTTGTTTTATTGCAATTACCAATACATTAAAATCTTCATTAAATACCATATTCCAAACAGTTAATCCAGCTGTCAATGTAGATATACCCATCTGTCTCGATTTAAGTATTATATTAAATCTGTTTTCTTTTAATTGTATTAGTGAATCTTCTTGAAATTTATATAGGTCAAATTTTATTTTACCTTTCATAGGATGTTGTATATAACAATATTTCCTCATGAAGTGCACAGGGTCTTGTGAGCATTTAATATACTCTTGTACTAAAGCTTCTTTTATTCTTGTGTTTGCCATAACCTTATATATAAATATATATGTTTTTAGTTTATTTGGCCTGCTAAGTAAATTGCTGTTGATGTGCCTACAACTCCAACAACTACGCCAAACCAACGTTTGTTATACCATCTGTCAGTTATTTTAAGTCTATCACTATATAACTTAATCTGGTCGTTTAATAAAACAATTTCTTGATTTTTATTAAGTATTATAGTATCATTTTTAGAACTCAAATCTTTTAACTGAACAACCTGTATTTCAAGATTAGATATTAACTCTGTTTTAATTGAGTCTTGTTGTCTGAGTGTATCTATAGCAGAAAAGAATCCATCTAGTTCTGATTGTGGTATTTTAACAATTTTATCTTGACCAAATGAATTTAATGCAAATAATATTGATAATATAAATAATAATTTTTTCATTATTTTTTACTCCTATATTTTTTTTCAAAATCAGAAATAGTTTTTTTAGCAGATTTTGTAGATTTAACTTTTGATTTTGTATTTTTTATTTTTTTATCTGTACTACTTACTTTTTCTTTTATTGCTTGCTTTTCTTTTTCCAATTTTTTTGTTTTTGCTTGTATATTTTTTACTTTTTTCTTATTAGTTTTTAAGTCTTTCTTAAATTGTTTTTTACTACCTTTTGATGACATTGCTAATATACCTGCAATGACTGCGCCAATTCCTAATAATATTTTCCATAACTTTTTCATATTGCTCTCCTTTATTTGTTTTCTTCTTTTATAAGATTCTTCATTTTATTTTCTTCTTCTAAAATATAATCATTAAATCTTTTTATTATATCCTCTTTAACAGTTTCAGATATTTCACTCCAATCTTCAATTAAACCTGATTCTGTAATATTCTTTTTTGAGTTTATATTTTTTAACCATTCATTGAATAATTTTCGCTTATCGCTTTTCCATTTAGAAAAGTTTTTCTCTACATTTTCTGTAACCCAATCATGATATGTTCCTTCTTTCCACATTTTTGATTCTGCCTCTGTTTGGCAGTATAAGCAGTGACCATGATGTTTATACATAAATTTATGCTGAGCTTTATTCATTGGTGTATTACACTTAGGACAGCTAATTGGTATTTTACCAATTGCTCTTGCTCGTTTCAACTTGGACTTATTTTGCTTAACACCGTTTTTAATTGTCCACGTCTTTCCATTTTCTTCCCAGATATCACCTTCTTTATATTTTTTACTATACTTTTTATAACCTGACCTTGTTTGAGTTCTTGCACTATAATCTCCTGTTACAAGATTTCTCATTCTCTGTACTTTATTTTTTGTAATTCTTTTTTTCATAACCTTAAAAATATATCATTCCTGTTATTTGATTGATAGGAGCAAAAGCTCCAGTTAATTTATATGTCTTTCCTTTATATACAAATACCAAACCTTCACTTGGTACTATAGATTTCATACCTCCAATTGAATTAAGCTTACTGAGCTGTTGAGACAATCTATTTATTTTTTTTAAGTCGCCACCTTTTTTTACAATTGATATTGCAGATTTTATTTGTTTTCGTATATTTTGTACTGCCTTGTCAGGGTTAGCTGCCAAGAACCCTTCTGCATTTTTAAGTACCTCAGCGCCTAGTTCGAAAAATAACTTTTCAAACGGAAGCATATTCTTTTTTACTTGGTCAGCATGTTTCATTTTATCTATATCAATGGCTTTTGCAAGTATTTTTTCGTCTGATATTGTTTTCTTATTTAATCTAAATGATTTATCAAAAAACGCCCAACGCTTTACCAGTCCCATCTTTATTTTATTGTCTATTCCTTTTAGTTTTTTATCTACATAATCACCCCACCAAGCTTGGTGATATTCACCAAAAGTATTTGAATCTGACATGTTAAATTTTTTCATTAAACTATTTAGCTTACCTAAGAAATAAGGTTTTTTAGCAGAATAATCTTGATGAGGATTTACCTTTAAGAATTTAGGTCCTATAATAGAAAAGTTTTTTTGTACGTTTGCATCAACTTGTTTTATCATACCTGCAAGTATTCTACCACCATCTGCTACTGCTCCAATTGGAGTACCATCTTTGTATTGTAGTACATTGTGAAACTGAAGATTTGGTGCGTCATAATTGATAACATTAGAAGATGCAGGGTACATTATTTCCATATTTACCCAATTATTACCGTCATCAAATATCTTTTTTATTTGTTTGTCATTTAGAGATTTTATAGCCTTTGATAAATCATTCATAGCGTAATTAAAAGCTTTTTCTATATTACCTCTACCTGCAAACTTTTTTGCTATTGCCTTAGAATCTACACCTCCTTTTTTAATATCCCCTGTATTTCTTGCTGCTTTTAGTCCTTTATTCCAAGTAATAAATAAATTCTGGCCATCTGTTTTTTCCGTCGCCTTTTCATCAATATCTAACTTACCTTGCAATGCAATATCTATTATTTGTCGAAAATCTCCAAATGTTAAACCTTTATCATCAAATGGATGTGACATGTGGCCATAAGCTCCTCCTTCTAAAATTAAACCTTCTCTCATTAGAGTTCCATCTTTAGGTTTTTTAACTGGTTCTTTTTTGTTATATGATAAAGCTATTTCAGAACCCATATAATTTACAAATTCGTATCCAACACTAGTTGCAATATACTTTGACCATTTTGCCCATCTATCAAAAGCGACTCTACCTTTTTTATCAGCAAGATAA